GGAGGACACCATTCGCATCCCTGATACTTTGAGTAATATTTGTTTGCTTCATGGCTCCTGTTCCATCACTTCCATAGTTTTGCATAGTGCCATTTTTATCCCACCTCCATCCCTGTGAGCCTGCAACATAATCGTTGGACTGGATGAAGTTGCCGATTTTAGCGTTATCAACACTCCCGTCCTGAATGAAAGCAGATCTGATAAATACTTGTCCGTTATAGACGAAGAAAGCCGCCTGATAATTCCCAGGATCACTCCCCGAGTAGATACCGAACTGATCAGCAGCAAATACAACTGTAGACTTGTACGAGCCGCCAGATGGCTCGATAGACATTCCGAAACCGGTGTTGTACTTCACGCCATTACGGATAATCCCCATGTTCAGGGTGTAAGAGGCTTTCGCCGTTCCGTCACTGTTTACTTCAGCCGTCATTTTTTGATTAACAGCAGAGGTCAGAGAGTTCAGGTCGTTATTAACATCACCGATGGACGCCTGCACGTAGGTGGACAGGTCTGCAAGGCCTTTATCCACTTCTGCGACCGTTGTTTTAACAACCAGGATATCAGCGCGCACCTCCCCGTACTGCTGATACTGGTGTTCAACCGTTCCGTGATCTGCCAGGGCATTCTGCATGGCTGCTTCGAGGTTGGTGTCCACGCCTTCAGAAACATTTTTGAACGCTTCTGATTCACGGATTTGCTCATCAATCAGTTCTATCATCCCGGGGATATCTGATGATGCCTGACCCGATGCTTCCACAAATGAAGATACCCCAAAGGCATTCCGTGTTCTGACATAGACGTAATAGGTCTTGTCAGCCTGCAGCCCGTGGAGGGTCCATTGGTTAGAACGGCCCAAGAACTGCGCCTGGTCTTCGATATTAGCCGGATTGGTAATCCTGTTTTGCCCTGAGTACCAGAATTCATAAGAAGTATCGGTGGTGGCGGTGATACGCATGACCGGAACGAGGTCTGCAGAGAACAGTCCCGGCGTCCAGATAACGTTTGAAGGCGCCGGCGGAGCACCTATAACCATGCTTATCTGAGTCTCTGCACCTTTCATCCCGTTTTCATTTCGGCCGCGAACTCCCATGGTATAACTGCCAGCACTCAATCCATAGAACTCATAGCGGAACTGGTCTGTTTCGTACTGAGCAACCACTTTCCCATCAGCCGTATAGACATACAATTCGAAAACCAGCTTTTTGGTCGTCGTGGCGGTTTCCCAGGTTGCTGTGACCTGTACCGTTTCAGAATTAGTGTTGATAATCCGCAGGTTTTCAACGTTCGGAACGCGGTAGCCATTAAGCGTGTCGTTAGGAATTTCAAACACTGCGCCTTCGTCCACGATGGCCTGTTTGTTCGGATCGTGCTGTGACGCCGTAATACTGTATACGGAATTGTTTTCCGTCTCCGCGATGCTGAGGATGCGGAATAACCGGGTTGATACCTCACTGGTAGAGATAGCAAACACTGTTCCATCCCGCACCCATGATGGAGTCGTCTTCAGGGTTACCACGTTGTTAGCAACGTCTTCAATGACGTACTTCACGAACTTACCGCTGCTCCCCATGATAGACATGGTATCGCCGCCAGCTATAAGCGAGGATTCGACAGTATCAACGGTAATTTTATTGCCTGAATGCGACATGATTCTGCCGCCGAGGCGCGCGCCGGCATAGTTGTTGTCCATGATTTCAACTATGTCACCTGGCGTGAAATGAATGGCATCACGAGCCATCTGGAACATTAATCGACTGCTCTCACGCTTTGCTGTTTCAAGGAGCCATTTCCCTGCGCGCCATGCCTGACCGCGCGAGGTACACCCGAAAGCCTCAAGAGTGGTCTCGTTGTAATTCCCACGCGCAATCATGTCATCATCGGACACATACTCTTTGACCTGCTCCCAGCCGTTATCCGGGTCTGTCCATGATACCACCACCGCATTGTATTTCTCTGAGCGCTTCACAGAGCTGCGTTTAAATTCACCATCAACCACATTAGCGTTTGTGATGCTGGCAATGGGGTCCTGAGGAGCATCAAGCATGACGGTGAGGCGCATGCCATCCCAAAGGGCGATGCCACGAAACATACCGGCGATCTTATCCAGAATGTCACGCGCACTGGTCTGCTCTGTGATGTAGGCGTTAAGCGTCATGCGGGGCTCTTTTCCGCCGTACCCATCATCAACAAGCTGATCGCAATACTGAGACAGTACATACAGCGCACCGTCATCAACATCGATGTAGCCGGCGCGTTTAGCCAGCCCGAAGCGGGAATTCTTTGCCAGTTCTCTAAACAACCATGCCGGGTTATTAGTCCATGCCTGCTTGAATCCACCTGTCCACAGCCCGGAGTAAGTGCGGGCTATCGGGTCGTAATTGTCTGGTACGGACACAATCAGCCCGCGCAGATGGTAAGTGCGGCTTGGAGTATCAGTGTACTGGTCGCGATCGATTACTGCTCCAGCGATGGCTGAAAATGGATAGCTAAGGTTGTCGTCAGTGATTTCACTGTAGCTATTCCAGATAGTGCCGTTGGACAGCAAATCGCTGCTGCTATCCGGTGTAATGCGGCGCACTCGAATATCAAACGGCTTGATACTAGGAGCATCAATCAGATGGGCTTCAAGATATTCGCCTGATATCTTCCCGGTGATGGTCACGGTCTTTTCAATAACCCAGCCTGAAGCACCAGTTCTGCTTTCTAAAACAAGAGTAACGGACGTGTTTTTCTGATTGCCTTTTGTGTCCTGCTCAATCAACCCGGTCACACCAACGTTGAACCGCACACGGGTAACATCCTGATCGGTTATGGTGCGAACCAGCGGAGTATCATAGGTTACTTCGGTGTTTACGATGGTGGTCGCTTCAATAGCAGAGAAGCCATTAATGGGAGATTGCGTTTCAGAGCCTGGACGCCATGCGACACTGACACCATTTACGCTGACATTGCCTGTCGCGTCAGTCACAGGCGTCTTATTGAGCTTGAAAGATGAGAGGTGTTCCTGGTCTACTGGCCCGTAGATAGGCCCTTCGCTGATGAGGTCGAGCACCCGATAAAATTGCTTTGATTTGAGGTTATCGTCTAGGAGTTTAGGGGTTGATGCTTTACCGCCGCCTGAAGACATAATGCCACCTTAGCTAATAGATTCCGTCCAATCCTGGTTGTTGCTTGTGTCGATACCGAGAGAGATAACGTTCGAACCGACTTCCATTTCTCCCATAAGGAGCGGCACCGGACGGCCCTGGCCCACCCGGTTCTCAGCACTGGTGAATGAGTTATTCGTTAGCGTGTTCGTTTCTGCTGCTTCTGCTGATGTTTTGGTCTTCATGTTGCGTGACATGTAGACCGAGTAAGCTACCGAAGCCACGCTGACAGCCACCGCAATCCATGCGGCCGCAGCGGCAGTGATCGCCCCCTCCACTACCGGCACGAACAGGACCACTGAACCGTCTTTAAGTTGGCGGTCCAGATGCCATTGCATCGCAGATTCCTCAACATCCTCGCCCGCCACCCGCACCCGCAGCTTTGTATTGAGAAAGGCTTTTTTGAATTCGAAATCCTGCGCCAACAGGAGGCGTAATCCCTGCGCTGGAGTATCAACATTCAGGGATATCTGGCGGTAAAATCGGCGTAAATTGCCTGCAAATTTAAAGATGAGCACTGTTGGTGTCTCCAGATTGAATGCGTCTGCTTGATGTATGCCGGGCGCATTTGTTCTCGTCTGCTGAGGTGTCCGACATGGTCATGGTGAAGCACCAGGTTCTCATGTAGTAGAATCATTGAGTGGCATGGGTCGGCACCGGGGAATGGCTGCCTGATGATGACGTCACCGGGTTGTGCATCCTGCATCGACACCTGATAGAAACCATTGGCCGGCATGTTAGTCAGATAGAGATTTTCTCCCCGCAACCACCATCCATTAGTCCTCCCGAAATCCGGCAGATCGATGCCGCAAAGGTGGTATGCGTCCCGGAAAAGCGTGTAACAGTCCATAATGCCATGCTCGAACTTGCGCCCCAGCAGATGCGGAACAGGCCTGAATTTCCTCAGTTGCCCGCCAGATGCGAGCCACCATGGCAGCCCCGTCATCAGCTGCATCTGCCGATCGGCACCAGAAAGCGCTGGCTGGCTTTGCGGGTGCGAATGGAAGACCGCTGTAATTTCCCCTTCTTCCTCCGCTGCAAGCCAATCATCGTCACTTATGCGGAAGTGATGCCAGGGCTCCGGATGCACATTCCGACAGCGAAACACTTGCTCGTCATTCAGGATCAGCGCACACACTTCATCCTGCGACGATGCCGCATAATCGAGTAATTCCTGCATCAGGAGACCTTTTGAGAGCCGGGGAAACTGCTTATAGGCATTGGTTCAGGGTGGGGATAGCGGAACCGGCAACCGTTACGCCGGTGAGAGCATTTGTCCATTGCCGGGTCGGTGGTTGGGTTGTCGCGTTCATCTGCAACAGGCGGCCCGTCATAGCCGCATCCGAGACCGCGGTATTGCCACTGGCATACGTCGGCAAGGATTGTTCGCGCCGGAATGATGGCGTTATCGCAATCAATCGGCGTAGCCAGCGTATAAGTGACCTGCTCTAACGTTTCTTCGGTCATCTCTTCCACGACGTAGCGGGATACCGCTTCCTGAGTCGGGTCAGCATCAGGGTTGCCGTTTGGGAAGTTCACCGCATCCAGATATTTCACAGGAACCTGCCGACGAGTAATGACCACACCGAGCATGTCGTCGAAGTCGTGGTTGATGCCGGTTATCAGGCCAGTCACGTTCGCCACAACCATTGTTGGCCTGGCATAGGTCCCTTCATTCTTTGACTCGAAACCTTCAACTGCAATAGGGTAAGCCTGATACTGGTTTCCCTTCCAGATCACATTTCCGTAATAGCCATTGGTTCCGGAATGGAAGCGGATCAAGTCCCCGCCATATGGCTGGAGGTCTGCTTCGAAAAGGTCAATGAAAGCGCCGACTCCGGCATCGACGCTATCAATAATCATACTGGCTGGTATGTCGCGCACGGCAAACTCCCATAAAAAAATCACACTGGTTTGGCCTATCTCGGCACTTGCTCAAAAGTGGCCGTTAGTTCGTATAGCGGCCCGGTCTTCGTTAAACTCCAGGATCGGCAAACAAACAACTTTTGCACCCCAGTATCAGATGGCGTCCAGTAGAATGCCTCTACCGCCCCTCTGGCTTTAAGGAACGCCTCTGCATCCTTCGCTGGATTGCTACGGCAAGAGCCGCTGACGCCGCGAAAGGTGAGCGAGTATTTATCCATTAGCGGGTTGATGCCCTTGGTCTGGCGCTGCTCGTAGCCGTCGCCCAACTTCACTACGGCAACGTTAGGTTCTCGCTCTATCGTGTAGCCCTTCTGAGGCGTCCATGTGAACGTTTCTAGCACGATTACCTCCGTAGTAACCCATTAGGGCGTTGCTGGTCACGAATGGTGTTCAGGCTGACCTGCTTCATCATCAGCGACATCTTCGCCATAGTGGCATCGTCAATTCCACCAGTAGTCTCAATGTGAAAATGGACCTCTTGCTGAATTACTGCCCCTCCTCTACCCCCCCCAACATCGCTAGCCGGAATTACCTTCCCGCTGGTCGTCGGCATCATGTACTGCTTGCCTCCGCTGGACTGGAACATCTCAGGCTCTCCGGATTCGTTTACCCGATACATGTTGCCTGATGACGTTGTGCCACCGTAACGTCGACCGCCACTGTAACTAATTCCGCTAATGGTTGATGCAATCTGAGCACCTGCAGCTGCTGCTGAAGCCATGGCTGGGATGTTTGCAGGGAATGGAAGCGCAAGAGCGTTCGAAATTGCCGTCATCATGTTCAGTGACGCCTGAGCAATGGAAAAACCCTTGCTGATAGCAAATATTGCTTTATATGCTGCGCTAGTTTTATTCCCTGACGCAGCGATAACGCTAGCCAGTGAGTCAAAGCTTGATGCTGCTATCCCAATGAGCTGGCTTGTCTGCATTGCCTGCCTCGTGGACTCATCCATGAGGATTTTTTCACGCTCTGCTGATGCCCTTGCCTGAATAGCTGTTTTGGCGTCTTCGTATAGCTGGGTATTCTGCACGTCCAGAGCCTGATACTTGGCTACTGTTGCGAGCTTTTGTTGCTCCTGCAGGTCGATTGCTGCTGTGGGGTTTTCAACCTCTCCGGTTAATGGATTAGCGGTGGACTGAGTTTGAGCGATTTCCTGTTTAGCGAATTTCTGCCCTTGCTCGGCCTGCTGTCGCGCTTTAATAGCGTTCGTTGCGTCCCACGTTTTAGCGGCGTACTCGCCTGCTAATCGGATTTGCTCCTCAGAAGCATTCTTGCCCAGCGACTGCTGAGCATTGAGAATAGCCTGCTCTCGACTCATCTCTTGCGTAGATGTGGCTGCCAGTTCTGACTTCTGGCGCAACTGCTCAAGCTTCTGATTTATTGCGTCCTGCTGGCTTGCCTGTTTTTGTCCGGTAGAGTGAGATTTTCGATCTGCTTTCTCTTTGGCTTTCTGCGCCTCTACTGCGTCATAAGCTGCCTGAGCATTGGCCTCCAGTTGCTTCGTTACTGGGTCGTCTTTTCCAAGGCCAGCATCTTCTGCCGCATATTGAGCCTGCAATTTTGCACGCTCTTTCGCCGTGGCCTGAGCTAACTGCAATTGGCGCTCTGATTGTTTGACGAGATTCTTTTGCCCTTCAGTCAGGTTGTCCATTGCTCCTTTAAGAGCCAGAATTCTCGTCTTGGCGTCTGCTGCAGTAGTAACAACTCCGGTGAGCTTATTCGTGAACTCAGCAAGAGCTTTCGCGCCTGACTCTGTAGAGCTTGTCGTTCCCTGCAGTTCTAGCGTCAACCTTTGCAGCGCCTCAGGCGTAGGGTTCTCGGCTATATCTGAAAGCTGCTTTGCGAGTGCATAAGCCTGTTGCTCTGTAATGCCGAATTTACTCGCCAGTGCGCCAACGGTGTTTCCGATACTTAACGCGGTAGCCTGAAATGCCTGACCAGCACCAAATGCTTGCTTTGTTGCCTGTGTGTAATCGTCAGTGGTGATGTTGAGCGCTTTAAGGCGATCGTTAAATCCATCAATCGAAGCATAGCCACCAGTAAACGCCGATATTGCCTTGTCAGAGAATGACAGGATAGAAGTTGAAGCATCATCAATCGCTTTTGGTATCTGAGCGATAGCCTGGTTGTATTCAATGAGTGCCTGATTTCTGAGAATCGTTGCCGCTTCCGCGTTAGTCCTTGCAAGGTTAGCGAACTTATCAGATAGAGCTGCGACACCGTTTTGGGAAAGGCTGATCACTTTATCCATCGCCTCTGCAGCATCAGCAAGAGATTCCATTGCGTCTTTGCCGCTTCCCAGCGATGCTACCAGAACGCCGCCGACAACCGAGCTAAGTGCGATGATTGCTCCGAATACAGCTCCGCCTGGGCCTAATGCGCCAGCCAATTGCGATCCCTGCTGACCAAAGGCTACGAAGAAACTGGTTCCGCTCTGCAACTGAACAATCAAGTCCTGAATCTGATAACCGAACTGCTGCATTGCTGCTCTGCCACTTCCAGCACTTGTGGTAGCCTTATTTACAGCCTGCGCGGTCTTTGTCAGTGATGTGTTCATTGACTGAGCTGATTTATCGACGTTATCAAACGCCTTTTCCATCTGCCCGGTAACTTTCGTTACTTCCTGTCCGCCAGTCAGTAGTTGCGCCGTATCTGCTTTGACTGTGTACTCAATTGTTCCTACGTTCTCAGCCATGTTTTCTCCGGGCATAAAAAAAGCCCCGAGGGGCTTAGTGTTTCCTGTTGTTGTCGCGCTGCATCATGCGCTCAGCCCAATCCATCGCTTCATCGTATTTCTTCTTGGATGGGATTTTGGCTTTCTCAGGTTTGGGATATTTTGCTTCCATCGCAGCCCTGAAGGAGGTCATTGTCATGTTCCATGCTTCAGCTTCACTCATCCCCAGGTGAGCAACAGCGAGATAAACGAATGACCGGGCATCAAAGCGGTTTGTATATTCCCCGTCTTTCGCAACGTCCTCGTTATCCTGATCGCCCATCACGCCATGCTTAATTAGATGACGAGCCAGTGTGAGAACATCCTCAAGCGGCATGAAACCTTTCTTCATAACTAGTTTGCCGCGTGGCGTATACGCATAGCCACCGACAAGATGAGAGATATCTTCTTCGCAACACGACTGAACTATCAAAGCAGCGGCCTTGACCATGCGTGCAAAGCAGATCGCCCTCGTATCCCTGAGTAGCAGCTGGTTGCGTATCTCGTGCTGCGGGTAATGTCCACCGTGAACGTGAACCATCGCAGTGACAATTTCTTCTGGTGTTCCGATGCGGGTCATGGCAAGGAATGAGGGGTTCAGGAAAAAGGTGTGGCCGACAAGTTTTATCTCTGCCTGCCCAATGTCTGTTATCGCTGCCATATCATCCCTGTAGTGTGAGGGGCTTGCGCCCCTTTGTTTATGCCACGGTCACGGTAGCCACGCTTGACGTAGCGCTACCTGCTGTAGTTGATGTCACTACCACGGTATAGTCGCCCGCGTCAGCGGAGGTCGTGCCGGTTTTGGTGTACGTTGCCGATGTCGCGCCAGTGACGTTTGTGCCGCCCTTCTTCCACTGATAAGTCAGCGTGGATGCATCAGTTGCATGAGCTACCACAGAAAGAACCAGAGTCTGCCCTGCAGTCAGCGTCTGACCGACTGGCTGGGTATCAATGATAACCTCGTCCGGAACGTCGCGCACGTCTACCAGGCCAGCACTGGATGCCTCAAGAGACCACGTAGCAACATCGTCGTGTGGAGCCTCGTCTTCCCATGACGTTACGAGGAATGGACCCTCTGTAATGTCGTTTGGTGACACAATTTTAAACCAGACGAAAGGCTGGCTGCTCGTATCTACTGATGGATTATAAACATGACGCTTAAGTGCGTTTTGCGCATAAGCATCTTCTTTTCGTGTTACGCCATCACCGGAGAATGACACGTCTTTGTATGTCGTCAGATTTTCTTTGGTGAATGCCGTGCTCATGTCGCCAGTGGCGTCAGCAGTGTCCCACTCTACCGATGTGGTCTTGCCGCGCATCATTCCAAGGCGTTTATATTCGCTTGCTGTTGGTTGTGCTTCCGGGCATGAAATCGCGTAATAAACGACGACATCACGGCCTGTGAATGCACCTGATTCACATCCTGCCATAGTGCTTTACTCCGTTAACGAGAGATTATGGTCTGAAAATTGATATCGAAGAGGTAGCGCCCTTCTTCGGTGAGGATTGCTGTGATGCCACCCAGGGGTTGCATCGATATAAGGCATTCTGTTTTGTAATCGTCAATCATTGCCTGTCTGATGGCATCTGCGCGCGATTCTACATCGTCAGGTGAAGCATCATTCTGTGCAGATAGCAGGATGAACCTGAAGTAGTCGCGGGTTAGCGCCTCTTCCGTCCCGCCTCCTCCGTTCTGTTGAATGATGAGATAGCGATCTGCCTGCTGTGCTGCCTGCTCATTCCAGAAACGCTTCTGGACGCGATAGCCAGTGTCGAATCCCTTTGCCTGCAACCATGCCCTGAGCGCTTCGTAAACTTCGGTTCGGGTCATAGTTTATAGCCTCGTTTAATCACTTCCCGAATCTCGTCTATGCCATCTCGCTCAAATCCCTTCCTGAGGAAATCAGGCTCCCCATTTGGGCCCCAATAAACTCCCTTCCCTTTTGGGCGGGGCTTACCTTTAAGTGTTCCTTTTGCGTCATTGACGTATTGCGCGTAATTGGCAGCATAACCAACACGCCCTATAAGCCCATCTGTGACAGGGGTTATTTTCCGATACTGGCTGTTAATGAGTGTCGAAGAGTTTCTTGGTGTGATGTTGGCGGCATTCGACTGACCAGCGATAAGCACTTCCACCATCGTTTTTTCGGTGATAGGTCCAGACACCTCGGAAAGCAGCTTTGTCACTCTCTGTTGTACCTGTTTAATTCCTTTAACTGGCATATCAACCTCACGTCATGACCTTATAGTCGGGGTCTTCAGCGAAGAACGACATATCCCATTCTTTCACCGCCTTCACCTTGTCAGCACCTGCGGTAACTGGGTCGGTCTGTGCGGAAGAGTCGCCTTTCTGGATGTAGTCATCTCGCGCCGGCTGCCGGACAAAAGCGCCCTGATATTTCGACTCCGTGAAGAAAATCAGGTTGGTTGTGAACTCCTTTCCGGTGTCGTCGATGGCTATCTCTTTATTGGCTTCCCATGTGCAGGCGATGAGGTAAGGGGCTCCGTAGGTCTGCTTTCCCGTCCAGTCATCAAAAGCCCCAACAGGCCACACAGTGGCGACATTGGTGTATACCCATTCACTTGTTGCGCTCATGGCTCCACCTCACTACCGTTTCACCTGCTTTCCTAGCTTTCGGGCATAAGAGATGCCACTCTCCTGATTCGGTTACGTATGCTGTGGTGACACGCCCTGTGTCGGTCGTGACCCATACACGAGATAGCGGTTCAGGCTTTCCCATCAGTAGCACCCTCCAACGACATCAAAGAAACCGACAGAGTTACCGGCGCTGATCGGCAAGTCATCCGTACAGCCGTTGACATCGAGTGCAGCAAGGGAGTTGCGCAGCCATGCGATAGCATCATCACCGTAATCAAAAGTCCGTGACGCTCCGTTTGGTGCGCTCTGAGACTTGATTCTCCTCGCCCCGGACGAGGCCGACATTAGCGCGGCAGCATAGAGCAGGATTAGCTGCTGTGTGCAGTCGTCATAATCGGCCCCGTCCATGCACTCGATGATGGAATTAACGCGACACAGAATCGGAGTAAGAAGCGCATCAGGTATGGAATAGCCCAACTCAGCGAGGAAGGCCTTAACGTCATCTGCTGTGATTGGGTTAACCATGATTATGCTTCCTTGGTTTTGCGTCCGCGACGTGACTCGCCTTCAGCGGATGGACTTGCAACCTCAAACTCCTGCTTGCCTGCTGACTCTGCCAGTCCTGCTTTAATCCAGCGCTCAGCCACAGAATCAGAAACCTCGACTTTATCGCCTGGCTTCAGTTTCGTGAGGCTGGCACCGGACAGCAGGTTATCTGCGATAACTTTTACCAGCGCCATAGATACCCCTTAGCTTGATGCGTAGATGACAGACTTCTTGTTGTTGATGTCGGTCTTAACCATCAGGCCAGCCGCACCCCAGGTACGCCAGATGTAGTCGCTGTTATAGAAAGGGCGTGGGTCAGCAACAGTACCGAACGCCTGACCAACGATTGGTGCAATCACGCCAGCAGTCAGCGGCACAATCAGGATCTGGTTGCCGGTCAGCTGAGCATCTTCCTTAATTGCGGAGATGCCGGACAGCTTCAGCAGTTCCTGCAAAATAGTGCCTGACTGGTAGTTGTCGCTGTAGTAGCGCTCCAGGTTAGACATGATTTCAGAGGAAACATACCAGGTCTGGTCAGCATACTGGTTGTTGGTGATTTTAAGCGTATCGCGCAGCTTGATAGCAGCGTTACGGATTTGCTCTGATGTTGCGCTCGCGCTGGTAAAGTCGATGTTCAGTCCAGATGCGCCGAGATCAACCATCTGCACACGCTCGTCGTTCTTCAGGCCTTTCCATGTCTTTCCATCGAAGGTGACGTAGTTGCCTTCTGCGTCACGGTAGCCGTTGTATGCGTAGTCAACATACTGGCGGCGCACTTCATTGGTGGACTCGAACTGAGCATCAGCAATGATATCGAAAGCATCAGGGTTGTTCAGGCGAGGGTCGCGCCAGTGGAACTTGAAGCCGGTGTCATGCACCGGAACCATGGTACCGTCATACTGGTACTGAACCGCATCCAGAGCCGCACCAATCTGACCGGACATAGAGGTGTGCGCCCACATGCGACCGCCAGACTTCGCATACTCATACACGGTCTGGTTGATGCGCACAGAGCGAGACAGAGGCATCAGGTCGTTAAACAGAGTGAACTCAGTGGTTGGTTCAAACTGACGTGTTACGGTCTGGTCAAACGCCTTATACAGGTCAGCGGGTGAGCGCACTGCGTTAATGCCGTTCAATTTGTTTACTGCGTTCAGGCGATCTGCAATTTCCTGCATGACGTTTACGCCCTGATGGTTCAGTGCGGCGTTACGCTCCTGACTCAGCATCTCAAACTGATACTGGTTTACGGCCAGATTGCCGGTCTTTTCGCCCAGCGATTTTGAATATACAAACATTCAACTACTCCTTATTTAATCACTACGCGAATGAGGTCGCCTGCCACGGCGGTAACTGGTCGTTCTTCGTCGCAATAGCAGCGATCTGATTCACCAGTAGCCAACTTCTTCACCTGACCGTTGGCGATAGAGAGTGCATCGCCTTTCTTGTAGGTGCCTGCTGCTGCACGAACGTTGAGGAACATGCCAGGCAGCGGGTGGATTCCTACCAGAAGGTCATCTACTGCATAGGTGTCATCTACTGTCTTGCAACGCAGATAATCGAAGTCTGCGGCATAGATAATCGCCGTTTCTGTACCATCCACGGATACCTTGAACACGCCTGCATCGAAGAAGCCGAGAGTGCCAGGCTTAACAGCAGTAGCGCGACCTTCGCGGTTAAGGGTTGGGTTAGGGAACACGCCGCCAGCGTGAATTACGTGCTTTCCGTCTTTAGCCATCTTTGCTTACTCCGGCATGTTTGAAATGGATTCGTTGGTGTTGTTCTGGAATCGGCTATTCAGGCCGAGAGTGGTCTGGCATTGAGAGAACATCTCTTTCAGCGGCTCATCTGCCATTGCGTTTACTGCGGTGTCAGAGAGGCCGAATTTAGCCTTCACCGCTTCGCGCATCTCTTTGCGCTCGTTGTCATGGTTCGCCTGTAACTTTTCTTTCAGAGGGGCTACAGCTTCATTGACAGCCGCAGAAATCATCGCTTTCAGTTCGTCTGAATTTGCCGCGGTTTCTTTCTTCTTCGGCTTGCCGGTGTCCGGGTCGATTTCTTCTTCGTCCTTCTTGCCTGGCTTCTCGCTTTTCTGCATTTCGTTGTACGCGGCTAACAGCGCCTCATCGGTCAGGCCGTCAGTCGGCTTACCAGCGGCCTTGAGCGCGTTGATAATCATGTCTTTCATTGGTGATTGTTCCTTATTGGTTTGGACTTCTTCGTACTCAGTGGGTTTGCGCACGACTTCTACGGGCTCGCCGACAAAGACAGCCTTGCCGTCATCATCGATGAGGTACTTCTGTTGCAGGTATTTACCGTCTTCTTCGTAGACGAATCGGTCAGGCCACACAGCGTCAGGCCAGAAGTAGTAATCTTCGGTCTTGCCTTCACTCATTCGGTTTCGAATGGCTGCGCAGATTTCATCGAAGGAGTAGCGGGAGGCGTTGGCAAAAAAGAACTTGGTCTTTTCCCACCAGTTCGCCCGTGTGCAGTTGAAAGCCTCTGAGAGGTTTACCTGCTCGATTTCCATCTTCGAGCCATCAGCGTTTACGAAGATGCCAACCCCGTCATCTGGTGTCGCTGCTCCAGGATCATCAAGCAGGATGGCGATGTGGTCGAAGTTCATGTTGCTAGCCACCCAGGAGTACTTCTTCCCTTTCGACTCTCCCGACTTCATTTGCTTGTTCAGCAACAGCCCTGTACTGATGTGGATCGGGTCGGTGTTTTCGCCCTTCTCCATATCTTCCAGGCGATTAACGAGACGCTTGCCTCCCTCTGTCGCTTCCGCATATCGAACATCGACATGCATATCGAGAGTTACGCGGCCGTTAACCTTGCGAACGTTCTGCGCGTACACGCCTACGTGGAAGTTATGAACCGCCTCAGGGTCATTGGCGCTGATGTACTGACCATCCACTTTCGGGTGGCTCAGCGGCATGAGCTTTCGCTCCATGCTTGCGTAGCTTTGGTTTATTTCTGCTGCCGGATACAACCCGCCATTCATAACGACGTCGTCAACAATCGGCACGACGTCTTTAATGACGATGTGCTCGCGTCCGTTGATTGTTTCGCGGTAGATGTTTGATGCGGAGTTGATGACGGTCAGCACGTTTACGCTTTTGCGCGTCATGCTTCGTCCTCTATGTCAGATTTGAGGCAATAAAAAAGGCCGCCTAAGCGACCTGTGCTGTTTCCGTTTGTTGCCACTGCTCTCGCTGCTTAGCCATCTTTTCAACCAGTTTCGGATTGCGAGGCTTACCTGATTCATCGACCAGAACAGATTGTTGCGAGCAATAGCAGTTATAACGATTACCGTTGTCAGAGTAGAACGCTTTGACATCTTCCCGGGTGTACACCTTGCCGTGCCGTGAAGCATGCCATGATCTCGTCGTGGGTTTCAGAGCTGATAGCCAGAGTAAGCGCGACTGAATGCCTAAGCGTTTCTCTGCGTCCTCGTCTTCATCCCACTGCGCCTTACGATACGCACCAACCTGCTCAGTCTGCGCCATGTTCCTGGCACGACTCATTGAGACATCCAGACGCTGACTGATTATCTTCGCCGTCTCACGAGGGTTTATTCCTCGCGCTACTGCATCCGATATCACATTAGCCAGGTCAGACCTTGCGGCATCAGATAGCCCCTTCCAGTCGCTGTACGTCTGCGCGTAGGCGATGCCGATGCGAGTCTGGTATGGCTGACTGAAAAGAAGCTGTGAGAGCGTTGTCTGCTGCGCGTAAACATCGCTCTGAGCTGACAGGTTGGTGAAGGCGTACTGTGTGCCTCGCTGATACTCCTGAGCCACGTAATCACCGGACCAGATTTGAGTCTGGCCACCTTCCAGGAACCAGTCATCAAGTATCTGCTGTATTCGTGTAAACAGGTTAGCCAGTTGTGTAGCGTCGAGGTCATATGAGTAGGCATTGACCGTTACCCAATAGAGCGACGGCTCAGACTCAACATTATTGCAGACCAACGCGCCACGCTGGGCATTTGTCTGTGATTCCAGACCTGTAAGATACGGCACGATGTAATCAGCTAAATCCTTCTTGATGCCGTAGTACCGTTCCTCGATATCACGCTGCATCCTGTTGACGGCTTTGCTGCTCTGAGTCGGATCTTTCTGGTTGCGTGGTAGCAGAGGCATCTTCGCTTGTTGTGTCGCCATTTAGCGGGTCTCCTGCCTCTGTCTGTGTTGGTCTTGCGCGTTCGTTCTCAACATCCGGAAGAGGCTCAAGACCTGCAGCTTCACGTATCTCGTTAGGTTCGATTGCAGATGTACCGAACGCCTTCTGTGAAGACTCTGCGACGGTCGCAAGTTCTTTAGCGTTAGCAATCTTCTCTTTCTGGCTAGGAGCCAGCAAATCCGACCACTCAATAGTGACTTCACCTGTTTTTGGCTGATCAATAACGCCATATTCCCACATCGTTTCGATGAAGATTTCAATGCGGTCAGATAGGAAGCCATTACGCCGCCCGTTCCCTCTCTTTGCCATGTCTGTTTTATCTTCATCAGATGCAAGACGGCCCGTCTGCTGCCCAAACAGCATTGTGAATGGAATCTGAACGGATGATGAGAATTGGTTGGCTGAAACGTCCCATGTTGGCTTAGGGTCTGCAGCAGCAACGGATAGCACCTTAACGTCGCCATCTTGCGTGACAAGCGCCGAGTCAATGCTTCGGTTCAGCTTGTCGATGGCTGCGTTCATAGCTTCTGCAAGGCCTGTGTATCCCTTCTTCTTAGCCTCAGCAATGATGGTTTGCATGTCAGTGTCTTTAGACATGTTGATGCCGAGTTGCCGTGCAGCATTCTTATAAAAGCCCTCTGCAGAACCACCAGATGCCTTAGCCATATCCTGAAGGTCGTTGTACCCTGCTCTTAGCAAAGGGATTCCAGACATCGTGGATTCATCTTCTGAGCCTTCACAGAAAATGATTACCCTTTCAGGATGTATCTTGACCTGCCGCCTGGGCCCCATGGTGCTGGACGTAACATCACCAACGGGTTGCTCATTGAACCAGTAATACTCAGGCTGTCCATATCTGTCGGAACGCTGGTCCTGCACCAATTCACCGGGCTTAATTTGAGCTTCCCATGCAGGAATGAGCTTGACCAATCCTTTTTCACCAAGACGCTTTACAAGCACCCTGTCAACTGGCTCACTCCATTCTCGGTTATCTCTGAATTGCATGATGAGCGCAGAATAATGACCGACCATATTGCGGCGGTCGGCGTCCCTTATGTGCGCCCATTTCTTCTTCATGAACTTTGTGACAGCCTTTTCCCACTTAGTGGTTTTCTTGGCTTTGTCAGCTTTCTCGCCATCAATGATGACGGGATTATCTATCCAGCATGTATCAAGAAGCCTGTGAACAGCGCCGAAAGCAGCGCCATTACGTTCATACATGTTGTAGTAATGATCAAATGTAAGATGCTCAGGATACCCAAACTCACACCACATATGATGGTGCTTAGTGTTGCCAGATTTATTCATTCCGGCAGTGTATAACTGCCTGGCTCGCCCAACCTCGTTAAGGCTGTTGACGATTAGCCCAGCGAGGATGTCGAGTTCTGATTTATCACTCACTGAGTGTGCTCCTTATGTGAAGAAGATAGCGCCTGAAGATTGTCCGCTTAACTCAGTCATCGCCCATACAAGAGCATCAAGTCGGTCAGGGGATTTTTTGGCTGTGGTAGGCACATATTCCATTTGCTGATTCTCGAGCTTGTAGAGATTGCCCTGATGCGCCACCCTTCCCTGTGCATATAAAGCAGAAATAGGTTCAGCGCGGGCAAACTTACCTTTGCTGGCATGAACGCGAATGACGCGGTCCTTGAACCCGGCATTGCGTAACGTGTCCTCTGCCATATCGCCTCCCTGGTTCGTTTCAATCACGATAGCGTCGGCATCATGCTGCTTATAGGCATCCATTGCTTTGGTTGCCCAGCCGTTAGGGGAATATTTGCCGCTATAGTCACCGTCCGCGGAATACTGCATGCGCTCACCTGTGCCATATGCGCTCGCAGCCACAATTCCCGTCTCATCGCTTTCATCGCTATTCGTTGCCTGCGGGTCAATGGCGATTACAGTGCGTGAAAGCTCCTCTGTGACTCGCAGCGAGCGAGCTGCTGTAATCATGTCCTCTGTCCACAAAGCACCCTCAGCGTTAAACCTACGAGGGTTCTGCATGTACTGAGCTTCTGCTGTGCGCCTGTGAGAGAACAAAGCTGTGCGATGTGATTCGTTGTGTTTGAAAGGCCACAGCCAGCCATCAGGCAGTCGATGGTCAATCGGTATGGCGTGAGTATTATCTGGGTATAGCTCGGAATAGCTCAGGCTGTTGTCGATAATCACCGGAAGGTTGAGGTGATGCCACATTTCACCGCTACCACCACGCAGCAGATAGCCGCTCAGGTCGTGGTAGTGGATCCGTTGCATGATGACAATCATCGGCGTTGTTTCTATC